AGGGCGCGGAAGCGGAGGGTGGCTTCTCCTGGATACCGGGCGTCGGGCGCCGGTATCTTCCACATCATCTGGTCGCCGCCTACGTACTTTGCGCCTTCGATCCTCGAGTAGATTTCTTGGGAGCGGCTGATGATTTCTTCAAGCTCTTTATAGGTGCGGCGGAAGATGATACCGCGCCACGCTTTGCCCCACTCGTCGTAGTCTTTGAGCCAGTCGCCGAGGAGGAAGTCGCTTTTGCCGCCGCCTTTGGCTCCTCCGAAGAAGAGCTCGAACGCGGGACACGCCAGGGCTTCGGCTTGTCGTTCTTGGGGTTCCCATATGAATCTACGCGGTCCTTCATCTTTTTTCGCCATGAGTCCAGGGTCTCCTTCTTGATGTGGAAGACAGCGCCAGCCATTGGCTTCCCATCCTCGTCGACCGGTTGGACCTTTACGGGCTTGATTCCTTCTTCTGCTTCGAACACAAGGCGCATCGCCGGGACCGACCCAGCGAGCGCCACGTTGACGGCCTTGATCGCTATCGCCTGCCGTCTGCTGATCTTCGTTCCGTCGGGTAGGCTGATGTCCTCCTGTCCCAGGAGATCGCGGAGGTAGCTCCCGATGGTTTCATCCTTCGGTGGGGCTCCCTTCGTGTTTCTCCTGGGGTCTTCGCCCGGCTTGAACGGCTTACCTCTCGCCATTGCGCTCCTCCGTCGCAGTAATCTCGCAGTTATCTGATTGTCGGTTTTCCATCATTCTTCTTGGTTTTGCTGTTGTATATCCTTTGGAGTTCAGTAATTACCGTCGGGATCATGTCGTGCGTTATCAGGATCGGCTCGTTTTCAGGCCCGATAGATGGCTGGTTTATCCTGATGTAATAGTCCGCTCCGAAGTCTTGCCGCTCCTCTTTCTGCTCCGGGGCATCCCCGATTTCCACTAAGTCGATGTCCAAGTCTAATAGCCTCATCGTCTTTCTCCTTTGTCTCAAAGCTCGGGGACGAAGGCTTGCCACTCGAAGGGCTCACCATTTCGCTTTACCACGGGTTCCTGGTGGTGGTCAAATATCCATTTGCACCAGCGCTTGATGATCAGGTCCGCCCACTTGGGGTCCAGCTCCATTCCGAGGAAAACTCGCCCCGTGCGCTGGCATCCTATCAAGGTCGAGCCGGATCCGGTGAATGCGTCGTAGACCACTTCGCCTGGCTCGGTGTTGTTGAGGATCGCGCGGACTGAAAGCTCCACCGGCTTCTGGTTCGGGTGGATGTAGTCCTTTCGGGAGTCCGGGGAAACGTGCCAGATGTCCGAGCCTTCCATCGTGGCGATCAGGACGGGCTCGTCGTCGTTGACGCGGAGGGTGCGGGCCTTCTTGCCCTTGGGCGCTGTCCTCTGCAGGAAAAGGTTCGACCCGTCTTCGGAGACCAGGACCACTCCTGACCCGATGGCGATGAATCCGGTTCCCTGGCGCTTGCTGGCGACCTCCCAGATGGTGGACTGGGCTTTGTCGCCCGACCAGCGGGGGGTGACGCCCTGGCGGGCGCAGTAGAAGCACGGCTCGTGCGCCCAGTGGTATTGGCTCCTGCCGAGGACCGGCGCCGGCTTGACCCAGATGAGGTACTGCTTCTCCTGGAGCCCCGCGGCGACCAGGGACTTCTCGAAGTTGCCCCGCGTGCTTGAAGCGTGCCAGACGTAAAAGGCCGCGTCCTCCATCGAATGCTTGGCGGCCAGGCGGAACGCCGGGGTGAGAAGCTTCTCCAGTTCGAGCCCTTTCTTCTCGTCGTTCATGATGCCGCCTTCGGCGGAGTCGTAGTCCACGCCGTAGGGCGGATCCGTGAAGACAAGCTGGGCGGCCTGGCGGCCGAAGAGCGCTCCCACGTCCTTGGCGCTGGTGGAGTCTCCGACCTTGAGGCGGTGGGGGCCAAGCTCCCAGAGGTCGCCGGGGTTGCAGATCTTCGGCGCCCCGTCGGGGATGTCGTCCTCTCCTTCGTCCTCCTCCGCGGCGAGCGCGCCATCGAGGCGGAACTCTCCCGAGGGAAGGCGGAGGTCGGGGTCAACATCCATCCCGAGGGTGAACTCCTGGATCCCTTCGATCGTGAAGTCGCCGTACTGGCTCGAAATCCCCAGGAGCTTGTCCTTGGCGTCCGCCAGGTCGCTGGCTTCGATGAGGTCGTAGGGCAGGGGCGGGATCTCGTATCCGATCGCGCGAAGCTCGAGGAGCGCCCTGATCCTCTGGTGGCCGTCGAGGAGGGTATGCTCTCCTTCGTGGAGCCAGACGTGGTACGGGACGTTGAAGCCGTGCTTGAGGATCCGGTTCTTCAGCTTCTCCAGGTTCTTGCGGTTGATCGTCTTCAGATTGCCCTGGAGCCCGACGACCTTCTCCAGCTCTATCGTCCCGGCTCCGGCACAGGTGATGCGTATCTCCTTCATGCTCCCTCCTCGACCAGCTCGTAGGTCTTCTCGAAGATGTCCGGCTTGCAGGGGTAAATCTCGCCATTTACGCCCTGGATGATGTAGTCGCCCCGCGAAGCGATCATATTGCCTTCGAGGGTGTGGATGACTAGGTTCATCTCGCCATTTCGCGCCGTAGAATAATTTGGTATAAACTTTACTACGCCCTCCCTGATTGCTTTTATGATCCACTCGGGATCTTCTGTCTGGTCTGGTCCCCCGGTCCATTGGAAGGCTTCGACGATCACCGGCTTTTTTCGGTACTTCATGGCTTCTCCTTTTCCTGGTTCTTGAAGTCTCCGTCGGCGTCCAGGTGTGCCGGCGGCCAGCCTTGCTTCTCGATGTTCGCTCTCCTGACGAGCAGGCGAACGATTTTGACGATGGTTTCGAACGGTAGCGCTAGAAGGAGCGCCGCCCCGAGCCAAACCCAAAAGTTAGAAAAGATAAATCGTACAAGCGTCATACTACTTCTCCACCTCGACGCCGTGCTTGGCGGCGATTGCGTCGATCGCGGCGTCTTTCCCGCCTTCTACCATGCCCCTACCACCAGAACCGTAGGAGCAATCCCATAGCTCATCCAGCATCTTCCTCGGCACCCTGCGCTGTAGCCCCTCGATCAGCGCGGCGGCGTTTCTCCTTGCAATTTTAAGCAGTTCGGAGTATTCGGCATGATCGTCGTTGGCATAACACGCCGCGTCTTCAAAGATTTTTCGTATCTTTTCCACCATCTCCATCGCGGACTCGCTCGGGGCGGCGAGGTAGGCGTCGATGCGGTCAATGAGCGACGCGATGCCCGCCAGCTCCCTTTCGTATTCGGGGATAGTGTTGCGAATGCATGATGCCCATTCTTTCAGGTGGGGCATTGTCTCTTTCAGCAGTTCTCTTGCGTTCGGTTTGTCGTTCATACGTTACCCTCCAGAATGTCTTGGATTGCCTCATAAATCGAATTGTACTGGCCGACGGTCAGCGGCTGTTCTTTCCGCTCATCGATGTTTTCCTTGGATTTTTTCATGATCATTTCGGTCATTACGCGGATTTTTCTGTTCGTGTTGCCCTGCATCGTTCACCCCTCCTTCTTGCCGACGATGGCGGGCGTCCCGTCAAGGTCAACGCCTATCCATCCTTTCATGCTGTCTCCTCTGCGGCCCAAAAGGGCCGCGGTGCTTTACTTTTTCTCCTGCTCCAGCTTCTCTTTGATCGCCTGGCGCTGTTCGAATTGGCTCTGCTTGTATCCGCTCGAGAGCCACATCCACTGGGGGCAGGCCGCCCCGTGGGTGGGCATGGCGCCGGACTCTAGGCGCCGACGCGGTAGCGGTGTCGGAACTGCTCGATCGTCTCGCATGATGCCTCTTTCTCCCGGAGCCCTGTCTTCCGGTCCAGGTTCTCGATCATCTGGACCGCCACCGCCGCCACCTGGACCAGCTCCTCCCTCTGCTTCTCGGGGGAAACCTCGGCGAAAACCTCGCCGACCTCCTCCATCAGGACGTGGTACCAGGTCAGTCTTCCTCCGGCCTCCGCCGAGTCGGCGGCCTGCTGGCGGGTAAGCATGATCTCCTTCGCCTTCTCGAAGTCCCATCCACGGTGAACCATCGGGAGGTCTTGGTCGCCCCAGAGCCGGATCTGCCGCTGGCGCTCCTCGTCTACCTCCTCGTAGATCTGCTGTCGCTTCGTCGTCATCATCATTTGGCGGCCTCCAGGATCCTCTCAAAGTCGGGGTTGGTGCGCTCGACCTGGGAGACCAGCTCGAGGGCGTTCTCGTAAATGATGAGGTCGTGGCGGGTGCGCGTTGCCAGCGTCTCGTCGATCCCAAACCTGGAGCGGCTGTACTCCGCTCGAAGCTCGTTGATCTTCCTGGCGAGCGCCTCCATTCCGTTGCTTGCCTTCTCGACGAACTTCTGGTATCTGCCCACCTTCCTGGAGAGGTCGGCGATCATCGCCTCCTGCTGAACCTTCCGCATCGCGCGTGTTGTTTTTTCGCTCATAGTGCCTTCTCAAGAGCTCGGATTGATCGGTCGAGCCCTGCGTCTATCGCTTTCGAGAGCCGCTCCTCGGGGATGTCGGCTATGAGGGTCTTGAGCCCCTCGATCTGCTCCTCCGTGATGTGGACCAGGTAATCCTTCGAAGGTCCGTACTGCTTCTTGGCGAAGTTGGCGCGGTCGATGATCATCTGGGCCATCGTCTTCGCGTACTGGATCTTCATTTTCTGGCCTTCCGTATCGCTTCAACCAGCTTCTTCACGACCCTTGCCATCGGCGTGGGCCGGTTGCCCGCTACTTCCTGCCCGAGCCCAAGGAGCTTGTACTCTTTCTCCAGGCTCGCTATTTCAATGTCCGTAAGGTCGACCTCAAAAATCATAGCGTTTCCTCCCCGTATACCTCGTCGATCGCCGTTGCGATCTTCTTGGTGATCATTTCCTTCTTCCGTAGGCGCTTCGCTTGCGCTTCTTCTTCCCTGGCCTTCTTCTCCTGCTCGTCGAGAAGCGGGAGCGTCTCCTTCTCCGCGGGGATCTTCTCGATCGCGGCGATCAGGTCGGCGGTCCTGAAGTGCCAGGAGCGTCCGATCTTCTCCACGGCCTTGAACCGCCCCGTGGTGATCCATCTGCTCATCGTCGAGTTGTCTATTCCCAGGGCTTCGGCGACCTTCCTGGATTCGACGGTGTCGTTCTTTCTCATCCTTCCCCTCCCCCTAGTACATGAGTCCGCGCTTCCGCTCTCTGAATATGGCGTTGCGCTTTCTATAGCTTTTTATTTCCTCGAGGAGCCATTCTTTCGGAGGTCTTACCTTCCCGTAAAAGGCGGCGTATGCCTCCATCTTCTCGACTTCCTCTTTGCCGTACTGCTCCACGAGCCTGGCCCTGAATACGTCGTGGACCCCGTTCTTGAATCGGTTCTCGCTCTTGCATTGAGGCTTCACGTTCCTGGGATCCCAGCGGAGCCCGTAGTTGCTCCTGCTGATGAAATGGCCGGCGTCTATATCGTTGATGGGGTGGTAATGCCCGCAAGTGTAGCAGGCGACCGCGGTCCCGTCCTCGTTGGAGTGGCTGGCGCGGACCCAGTAGGAGAATTCCTTATCGAGAATCTCGACCAGCTCGTTGAAGTCCATCTCCTCGAGCTTCCGCCTGACGGTCTTTCCCTCGGCGTTCACCTTCCGCTTCGTCTTCTTAGCCTTGCGATACCACACTCGCTACCTCCTGTTTTCCGCGGCCGCAGACCGAATTGCTGACGGTTTTACTGCGGCCGCCTATGGCGTCTAAGTCATGCTCGCTCCTTATGGTCTTGCCTTCTTGAACAGCCTTGATTCGAGCCATCATCTCTAAAAATTCAGGATCCTTTGACGGCTCCCGTGGTGGTTGTTTTGGTTCTTCTGGTGCCTCCTTCTTGGGTGGGATGTATGTCGGGATGTGGGATTTGCCTTTTCGATCGATGGACTGGTGGTCGTTCCACCGGCCCAGCTCGTAGTATTCCTGCTCATCTACCGTGTAGAAATGGACCGAAACGTGCTTACTGATCTCGTTTTTTAGCTGGATGATCTCGTCTATCTGGATCTCGTCCGCTGGAAAAATCTTTGCTTTGATGGACCTCGCGGACCCGGTTCCCCTGCCTTCGTCGTCGGCTTGGGTTATGAGCCCGATGAACATGAGCCGGCCCTTGTGCGAAAGCTCGATAAAGCCTTCGTCTGACCAGATGTCCGGCTCGATGACCCTTTTTCGTGCCATTAGAATCCCATCCTCTCCGCGTAGTCGGCCGCGGCGATCAGGTAGAACATGGCGACCGTTGCGAAGAACAGAATTGCCGTTATCGCCTGGGCGATGATCGTGAGCGCCTTCTTCATAGGGTTTCTCCCAGGAGGATCGCGGCGGCCATCAGCCCGAGCAGGATCTCAATCGTCTCTGCCAGGTGGTTTCTTCTCGCCCATCGTCCGGCCCTTCCGGCCATCCACTCGATCTTCGTCATCGCTGTTCTCCTTTGCCCGCGGGGCCTCCCGCGGGCGGGTGTTCCGTTAGAAAATGTCGAGACCGCCGGGAGCCTGGTCGTCGGTCGGCTCCGGCCTGGCGGGGAAGTCCGCTGTCCTGGCGCCCTTCTTCAGTCCGCCGGTGGTGGCGGCGACCTCAGCGACCCGCTCCTGGGCCGCGGCCTGGGCCGCGCGATCCTTGAGCTTTCCCATCGCGGAGGCGAACTTGTCGCCCTTCGGGGCTTCGGTCTTCTCGGACTCGGGCTTTGTGGCTTGTTCCTTCGACGCAGGATTTTCGGGGGTTTTCTCTGCTTGGGTTCCTGAAACCGCAGATGCGGCTCTAGCCGCGGCGGCTCTGGCTTTATCTGCCGTGGTGCTTTTGGGCTCGTTATCGCTCGGCGAAGAGATCGGTTCGAAGAAGTCTTCAACCTTCCCATAGTTATCCCTGATTGCGGAGTAAATACCGCGAAGGTGAACCATTTCAGCCGCGCTTGTGGTATCGATCCTGTGGTGGAGCATTCTTTCGATTTGGATCTGCTCCACTCCCAACCCTTTGAACGCTTCGATCATGCTCCTGATCGCTTCGGTAAGGTCACCGATCCCTAGCTCGATTGTTTTGCGGCACCTGGCGACGGCGGCATTTACTACGTGCCCAGGGATGCAGGCTAAAATACAGGCTCTCTCTCGTCTCGCTCCGTTATTAGCGCTCGTCTCGTAGATGTCTCGCTCGTCAGTGAGGGCGTATCCTCCCTTTTTGGTATCTCGCCAATGCTTCACCTTGAATTCACGGCGCTCCATGTTGTTCTTTTCGAGATCCCATGCGTATGCGAGCATCGAGCTTTCATCGCCCCGGCGATCAAGCTCTACGACTCCAGAAACCATATTTCCCCAGTTTCGCTTTATAACCTCGGCAAGCCTGATGCTCGGACCTTCTACTTGGGCCGTCCCTTTCGGGTACGTGTAGATTGCCACCTCGGCAAGTTGCGGGATGTCACACTCGGCTAAGATGGCGTCCGTCGCCTGGACCACGTCGCGGGGATACTTCTTCGCGATGACCACTTGGGCCTGAACCTCCGACACAGCCCTACTGATTCCTGCTTCTGCGGCTACCGATTTTTCAACCGGAGCAATAGATTTCTTGTATGGGTTTTCGCCGCTCATTTCGTCATCCCATGCGTTCATGATTCTTCTCCTTCCTTGGTGGGTTGCGCTGGCGCTATCGCGTCGGCTACCTCTGCCCCGTAGATTTTCACTACCTGGGCTCTCTGCGCCCGCGAGAGCGGGTTTCGTGCGATGTACGTCTGGACCGCGTATCCCGCGAGCCTGGACGTCGTCTTGAATCCCTTTGCCTCGGCGTAGATGTCCGCGAGGCTTTTTTGGTACGCAGGCATTGAAAACTCGACCTTCTTGGATTCCCTGGGGTTGGAATCGGGTACGAATGTTCGGACCTTATTTTCTGCCATTTTTCAGACCTTCTTGATCAGGAGGGTGCGGCTCTCGCTCGGGATCTCGTACTGCTTGGCGATGGCCGGGTATGCCTTGCGGAGCTTGGTGACGGAGAGCTTGGCTTCGGCGCAGGCGGCGAATGCTTCGGGCTGTTCGGCCTTGATCTTCTCCGCGTCGACGGTGTTGCTGGCTTTCCAGGTGGCGACAGTCTTGCCGTCGACGATCAGGGTGTCGCCTTTGTCCTGTAGCTCGTTGGTGAATTCGAGCTTGATGGCGTCGGCCTTTTCCTGAAGCTCTTTGATCTGGCCGGTGATCTTGCCGTATTCCTCCGCCAGGAGGATGAACCGCTCGTCGCCGAAGACCGGGAGCGCGGGGGCGCGTTTCCACATCTTGGCGGCTTCCTCGTAGGCCATCGGCGCCGGCGGGGTGGCGGTTTCCATGTTGCGGTAGAAGGCCCGCTCCGCGGCGACCAGGTTCTCGATGAACTCTTCGTCGCGCTTGACCAGGTAGGTGCGGAAAGTGTTTCCGCCGATCAGGACGGCGACGTAGGCGAACTGCTCGCCGGTCACCATCATCTGGTGCTGTACCTGGGTCCAGTAGGGGATGGGGATCTGGTCCGTCATCTCCTCGCCCCAGTGGTCTTTCATGGCCGCGTCCGTGGTCTTGCACTCGAGGATCCCACCGCCGACGATCCTGCGGTCGATCTGGGCGACCAGGAACGGGTGCGCCTTGCTGTTGATCCGGTCGTTAACCCTGCGAACCTTGAAGCCCCGCCGCTCCGAGAACTCGCGAGCCACGATCTCCTCGAGGACGTTCCCGAAGTGTACCTTCTCGTTGTCCGAGAGGTCGTCGGGCTCGACCAGCCCCACCTTCTCCTGCCACAGGTCGTAGGGCGTCTTCCAGTTGGAAACCCCGAGAATTACCGGCGCGTCGCTTCCGCCGATGAAGGTCCGCCTGTCCGCTGTGTTGACTTCCGCCATCCTTGTCCTCCTGCGCGGGTAGTGCCTCGCGCTTTGCTTTTCTGACCCAGGCATCCAGGTCATCTCGATGAACCAGTACGATCTTGTCCGGTTTGTAGGACGGGATCGCCCGGCTGTCGATCAATTCTTTAACCGTCGTTACGCCCCTTTTCAGGTAGGCGGCGGCTTCTTCGGTTTTTAACCAAGGGCTTTCGATCATGTTTCTTTCGCCATCGCCTCCTCGACCAGCTTTGTTACGAATGGGCCAGCTTTCCGCCCCGTCTTATCAAGAAAGGATTCGAACTCGTCCCGCTTTTTCACGGTTTCAAATGAAATCGTTACCTTCTTCCTCGGGTACTGCTTTGCCTTTCTACGCACTTTTGCGTACCTCCTGCGCCTATAATACGCTAATTAGCGTGTTTGTCAACTACCAATTTGCGCACATTTGCGTATATATTTAGTTCATGCAGGAACTATTCAAAAATCGTCTACGGACGGCGATCTCTGAATCGGGGCTCCTGATCAAGGAAGTCGCCTCGATGTCCGGGGTTAGCAGTCGCACTCTTGAGGGCTGGGTGGGAAAACGCTCATCGCTTCCGTCCGTTCTTGATTTCGTTCTGGTGGCTCATGTTCTTGGGCGTCCGGTTGAATGGTTCACAAGGGAAGCGAATGACGAATCTCCTGTTACTCCAAAGGTCGCCGAAATAATCGCTAATAGCTCGAAACTTTCAGCCGACGATCTCGATACTCTTTGTCTTATCTCTACGGCGCTGGTTGGGCGCGGGGTAAAAAATAATAGTGCTTCTAAAGCAGGGGAATGCTAGTCGTGGCATCAAAAAGAAGGTGGGGGGCGGCTATCGCCTCATGGGTGGGTCTGTTCTTCGTGATGATTCTGGTTTCGTATCTCTATAACGAGATCCGGGACTCGGTCCTGTCTGAAAGCCTGGGGCGCGAATTCCACTCTCGCTTCAAGGTTACGCCCTGGTGGGCTCAAATCGGCTTCTACGCTGGGTGCTTTTTTACCGGGAAAAAATTCCTTTCGAAGGGGTCTGAGAAAGAAAATGAGAAAAATTCCCTGTAGATGGCGGTCTAATCTGGCCTCATCCGGGGAGTTTTTCTCATCTTTTTCCTTGCCCTATAGCGTATTTCCTTTCCCTGTCGTATCGGCTGAAAACAGCCTTATCTGCCTTCTAAGCAGCCGGTCGGGGGTTCGACTCCCTCTGGTCCCATTGTACTGTAAAGAATTATTTCTCGGCCTTACCTCTGGTGTGAGAAAAAAATGAGAAAACCCTTTTATATGCACCGCCGAAACGGCATTTTTTACGTCGAATTCCGGGATCCCGCGACCGACGAAATCCTCCCCGCCCGGTCATCTGGTCTGCGGAATAAAACGGCCGCCGAGCGCTGGGCGAACCAGGAGCTGGACCGGATCCTCCGCTTCGCGCGGTACGGGGACATGGCCTTCGGGGACTGGGCGAAGAAGTTTTACCAGGAGAAGGGTTGCCCTCACCTGACGCGCGTCCTCGCTGAAGGCGGGCGCTGTTCGGACAAGACCAAGGCCCAGAACCGCTCGTTCATCGAATACTACGTCCTCCCGGATCCTGTCTGCCTCATGCGCGTGTCCGAGGTAGAAAAGCCGGACGCCCTGGGCTTCCGTAATCGCCTTCTCGATGATGTCGGTCCCTGCCGGACCTCCCAGCTAGTCTTCGGCCTTTTCCACACCATGTGCCTGGAGGCGGTGATCTATGGCCTGTCGGATGTCGACGCCTGCTTCGGTCTGAAGCGGATCTCCTACGACGTCAACCAGCGGATCGCCCTGACCCTGGAGCAAGTCGTGAAGATCCTTGCTCCTTCCCTTTGGGAAAACCTGACCCACTGGCGGATGACGGTCTGCTCCGTCCTTACCGGGATGCGGGCCGGCGAGGTCCGGGCGCTCCAATGGGACGACCTGGATCCGCTCTCCGGGCTCATCTCCGTCCAGCACAATCTGCCCGGCGAGGTCGGCGCCGAAAGGATGACCAGCCCGAAGTGGGGGAAGGAGCGGGTGCTTCCGTATCCCGGCGTCCTCAAGAAGATTCTTGAACCTCTCCGATCGGACGGCTTCGTCTTCTCCTGGCAGGGGATGCCTTGCGGGTATCATCGCTGGCTGGACAGCTTCTCGAAGGTCGCCGTGGCGGCCGGCGCTGAAGGCGCGACGCTCCATTCCCTGCGCCACTCGCTCCATACGCTCCTTCGTGGTAATGGGATCCCCGCGGATATCCTCCGCGCTTCTTTCGGCTGGTCCTCGGCCGACACGCAGGAAGGCTATACCCATCGCGAGCTTTACGACCTGGGGCCGCAACGGCTCATGATCGATTCGCTATTCAAAGGTCTGGAGGTGCCTGATGTTTGATGACGACGTCTTCTCGTTCGCGGAGTCCGACAACCTCGAAGAGCTCGAGCATGGCCTGGTCTACCTCGAGGGCCTGGCCGATAAAATCCAGCTCGTGCAGGGGCTCACCATCCTCAAAATCGAAAACTCTGGAATGTGGCGCCGGACCCACGAAACCCTGCGGGAGTACCGGATCGATCAGGTTGCTCGTCTTGGGATCCCGAAGCAGACCGTCTCCGATAAGCGGAAAATCGCCCAGGGTTACCTGGCCTGCCGCGACCTTCTGAAGAACGTCTCCCTCCGCGGCCGGGTGTCGAAACTCCCCGACCTCCCCGATGTGGTGGACTCTTTCGGGCAGAAGGTGGCGATGGACCTTTTCATGAATGCTTCGGCTCGGGACTGGCAGGACAAGGTTCGGGAGATTCGCGCGGCCCGCGGCCCGCACTAACGAGGCCAGCGGTGCCGCTCGGGGATCGTTCGGCGAACGCTCGACGATCCCTTTTATTTATTTATTTATTTATTTATTAGAGCGAGCGATCGTCGAGCGATCGGCGAATGTTCGTCGAATGATCGGCGAATCATCATCGAATAAACATCGAGCCGATAAAAAGTATTACCAGCGAAAGAATTACCAGCCTTGATGTCCGAAGCTCTTTCTCAATTCTGGCCTTTTCCGCCTGCAGTTGATCCCTCTCGGCGTAACAGCTCCTCAATGATTCGGAGAGCCTCGTCTGCTCCGCTTCTTGCTCGGTCTGCGCTGTCTCCAATTGCTGTATTTTCGCTTCTAATTCCGCCGATCGCTTCGTGATATTTGCCAGCTCCGAGGTCAGGGAGGAGACGATCCCGTGTAGCCTGGTCAACAATTCGCTCGAGGGTGTCTCCTCGTACTCGCTCTTGGGCGATGCCGGCGGCGCGGCCTGCGCGATAGCCGACGAAGGCGCCAAGGCCAAGAAGAAGCAGAGCCACAATCCCAACGATCGCCGTCTTCGTCTTCGCATTCATTCGCCCTCCTTGAGCGATTTGGCCGCCTGGACGACCTCTTTTATCTCCTGGGTCGTCGTCAGGATCGGGTAAACGATCGACGCCACCGTCGTCGCCACGCCCGCCCAGAACGCCCATTGGGAATTCTTCGCCGCGGCCGTCCCGAAAAGGACCAGGCTGGCGAGGACGTAGGCCGCCGCGTAGAGCCGGCGGCTACTCCTGTCTCCGTTCTTCTCCTGGAGGAATCCGCTCACAGGTACTCCTTCGGGTTGATCCTGGCCGCGTAATCGTCGAGCTTCTTGTAGCTGTGGTGGATCTCCCAGTGGACGTGGAGCCCGGTGGGACCGGAGACCTGGCCGGCCGCCCCGATCGGCGCGAGGATGTCGCCGGCCTCTACCTCGACCTTGGCTGTCCGCATCATGTGGGCGGGGAACTGCCCGAAAGCCGCCGTCTCGATGTAGTCCTGGTAGCGGAAATGGACCGTACTCTTGGCGCTCCCGTCCAGGATCTCCTCGGGCCAGAAATGGGTGAGGAGGTGGAGCCTGTTCGTCTTCTTCTCGACGATCGCGATCACGGCGCCGTAGATGTCCTGAAAGTAGTTGCACCACGGGATCTCGGTGATCAGGGACTTCTCCTTCGCCGCCCACGCCCCGCCTGGCGTTCGGAATATGACGAATCCCTGGGCGATCCCGTCCACCGGGCTCCGCGCGAGGCCGTCGCCGGCGGCGACGTCGTAGGCGCCGTGGACGTGCCATCGCTTCTCCGGCGGGAGGTTGAGCGGGCGCATCTCGTCAAATCCGGTTGTGATGATTCCGCCGCGGATCACGTTCATCCTAGCACTCCTTCTGCTGGTCGAGCTTCATTTCGATATTCGCCAGGGCCTTCAGAATGTGCTTTACGTCCGTCTTGATCTCGGCGGTGTCGATCTGCAGATCCTGGCTGTCGCCCTCGAGCTTCTCGATCCTTTTCTTTGCGTCCTCGAGGTCTTTCTTGAGCTGTTCCTGCTCTTGCTGGCGCTGGCCTTCTTTCACCTGTGCCTCCCGCTTCATGTCTTTGAGTTGTGAAAAGGCGAACAAAGCGCCCAGGATCACGGCGACGTTTGCGAGGATGTTCCAAACCTCGGCCGTCATTTTATTTCCCCCAAGGTCAAGCTCCCGAGCGCCTGGATCTTCACCCACTTCGTCTGGAAGTTGTGCCAGATCCTCACGTCGATCTCGCGCGGGAGGACGTTCTCGACGGTGACCGGCCCTTTCCGTATCTCCTCGTTGTAGAGCTGGTCGCCTATCTTGAAGCCGTCATGGCTTTGGATGACGTAGCTCTGCGGGTCGATGTCTGAAAAATTGAACAACCGGAACCCGTCTTGATCGTGGAACTCGAGACTGCATCCGGCGATCAGGACCGCTAGGATCATTGCGAAAAGTGCCTTTTTCATGGCTCCTCCTTATGCGTCTATGGCTCCATCGAGCCCGAGGTACTGTTTTACGAATCCGTAGAGCGCCGTCTTCTGCTCGTCCACGGATGTGGGGATGCTCTCGGGGAAAATGCCCGCTACCGGGAACTCTCCCGCCCATGTCGAGAGCTTGGTCGAATACGCCGCGGCCGGTCCTCCGAATCGCAGATCAGGTGTCGCCGGCTGGCTGTCCTGGTACTTGGCTTCGCGCGACGGGTACGCCGTAAGCTCGAATCGGACCATCGCGGTCTTGTTCGCGCCCTCGAAGAAGACGATGTTCCCGATGCTCCAGTAGGCTTCGGGAAAGTCTGCGTAAACCGTGGCGTTCTGCCGGTCGAGTCTCATAATCAAGCCCATGTCCTCTCCTTCTCACGGAACGCCCAGGGGGACGATCCGGCACTTGTTTATTCCGGCGGATATCGAGGATCCGCGCTGTGGGGTCGTGTTGTAGATTGAGAAACTGCTCGGCGGGGAATCTGCGCTCTGGTAGACGAGATATTGATCTGTCCCAAGGCACGCGATCTGCTTTCCTCTAACGTTCGTGTTCCAGAGGGTGCTGTCGTATTCTCCGGGAGCGTGGAGCCAGAGGTATCCGTCGCCTTCGCCCTTGTAGTATCCGGTCGAGTTGTAGAACTTGATCCGCCACTTAAATGTCGGGTACGTGATGTATCCGTAGGATGACGAATATCGGTTAATGCCCCACTCGTAGCTGGCGTTCGACAGCGTCCTTGTTTCGTCGTTAACCCAGGACGATCCGTTCCAGTGCTGGATGGAGACCTGGTGGTTCGGCGACCCGAACAGGGCGTAATTCCCGACGAACTTGAAGTTGAAAGCCCAGCAGGCGATGTACAGGTACTTCGTCCCGCCGTTCGGCGTCATGGTGTTGTCCGCCGTCCAGGATGGGTTGTTGAGGTTTACGCCCATCAGGTTTGTCCTGTTCAGGAGGTCGCCGCTGGCCATTAGTTGAAAACCGCTCCCCAGACGGTGGTGCCGGTGATCGTCGTGCCGGCGAGCGAGGCGAATCCTGAAAGCGCCCCGCCGCCACCGCTTATGTTTCCTCCGAGAGTGATGTTTCTTGAAAGCAATAGATCTCGAAACCGTTTCCCGTCTCCGCCGATGTCGTAGGACGCGTCTGCTTTCGCCAGGATGTTCTTGGTCAGGATGGAGGAAACCTGGGACTGGAAGGTGACCGTGCCGGAAATCTTATAGAATCCGTCGGCCGCGCCCTCCTCGCTGTACGAAAAGACCAGGATCGAGCTGTTCGTTCCGTAGGTGATCAGGGCTCCGCCTCCCTGGGATCCCACTCCGTTGACGGCCTGGTTTGTCCCGTTGATCGATAGGGTTCCCGTCGCTGGGTGCTGTATGTTCGGGGTGAATCCAGAAACCGCGCTGACGAAATTCGCGCCGGAGGCGTACAGGAGGTTCGAGGCGCTTGCGTAGCTATTCGGTGAGGTGATCGTCGCGCTCTTGGCGCTCGTGAAGAATGCCTGGTATGGAACCTGGCGCATGGTGAACGGGCTTGAGGAGTTGGCGAAAATCACGCCCTTCTGGTGGGCGAATTTAGACCAGGTGTTGATTTGGTAAGGCGCCGCGCCGCTAAGGTACGTGTAATGGCCCCAGTACGAGCACGATATGATGTCGCCTTGTGCGATGGTTACCGTCACCTCTATTCCGTCTTGGCTGGTTGTTCCCGCGTATATGGTCGTCCCGTTTTTCTTCCAGCGGGCGTATTTGAAGTGTTGGTATCCGCTCTGCGTCCACGATGCGTCGATGTAGAGGAATTTGTAGGTTCCTGGGGTCGCGGCGGCATATGATACTGTCGTTTCGCTGTCTATCTGGGACGAAATAGAAACAACGGCAAAGTCTCCGGCCACGGACCTCCTTGACGCCTGGTTTACCGTGTATCCGTCCACCGTCCCGGCGCACGTCGCCAGGGCTCCGTCTGCGGCGATCGAGGTCAGCGCGTTGTAAAGGTCGCCTCCGAACCACCGGCTCGCGGCATTGAAGGTGACGGGGGTTCCATCCTGCTGGTCGATGGTTTGGAGGGCGTCGTGGATCAGGGATCCGTACAGCGTGGCCTGGTAAAGCTCGGCCAGGACTGCTTTGATCTTGCCGTTGGAGCTGGTGAACTTGAATCCCGCCGTGGGGACTCCGTCGGTTCCTTCGGCGTAATTGCTCGATCGGAGGATCCCGAGCGCGTCCATGATGATCTCTCGCGCGGTGAGCGCCGCGATCGCCGCGTTCGAGGATACCAGGTTCTTGACGTAGGTCATGGTTGCGGCGTTCGGGTTGGCCGCGTAGATAGTGTCCGCGTAGGCGAAGATGTCTTTCGTCGCTCGCGCGATGTTGTCGGAGCTGTTGCCTATCTCCCACTTGGCCGTCGATTCCTTGAATACGTACAGGTTGCCTGGCGTCCAGGTGAGGCCGTTACCGTCGGTGGTCTGGGCTCCGACGTAGAGGACGGTGTCGCCGGTGACGTATCCGGTCGTCCCTGGAATCGCGCTGACTGCGCCCTGGTGGGCCGAAAGCGGGACCGCGTCGCGCTTCTTCGTCAGGGTGATGGTGGAGCTGAAGGATCCGCACGTCGCTGTGATGGTGAAGGTGTCCGCGGCGCTGGTGACGTTGTCCGGGGTGAGCGTCTTGGAAAGGTCGCCCGTGGGAAGGACCACGCCGGCGCTGGCCGACCAGGAGACCGCGTCGGTCAGGTTGGTACGCTCGATGGCGAGGATGATGCTCTGGCCGCTCTTGGCGACGCCCCAGTGGTAGTATTCGAATGCCGAAAGGCTGGCCTTCAGGAAGAAGGTCTGAGCAGGGGCTCCGGGCGCCCCAGGGCTCCCTGGGCTTCCTGGGTTTCCGGTCTGTCCCTGCCTGACCTTGGCGACCTCAAATCGTTTCGTGAGGTTGGCGAATCCAGCGCGGGTGGCCGTGAAGTCGACGTATCCTGAATCGACCGAAAGGCTCGAAACGGTGAAGGTCTTCCCAGCGAGTGTTCCGTTAAGCCCGCTGGATTTGACCACCGAAACCGCCCAGAGGCTGGATTCGTCTATGCCTCCTCTGAAAATGGAGAGCGTGGTGACCGCCGCTGAGAAGCTGGTCACCACGCCCGAAGCGTCGGCGGGTAGGGCGCACCTGTCTAGGGACAGGAGCGGAGTCGGGGTGTCGTTCTGGTCGTAAAGTGTAATCTGTCCGGTTCCTACCACGCCCATGCTTCTACCTCGTTAATAGTTGGGGTTGTTCGCGTCGACGTAGACGACGCCCTGGCCGTCGATGTCATCGCCGGAGACTGCGATCGCCGTCGATCCCGTGACGGACTTCTGCCCAGCCGTCGCCCCGGTTCCCGTGTAGACCCAGAGCTTGCCGCCGGTGTACTGGTTCGCCGTGGGCGCCACAGCGCTGAATCCGTTCAGCGGGGAGCGGATCACCGTGTTGGTCGTGGTGGATCCCGAGCCGACCTCGTAGGACTGGATCGAGAGCCCGTCGGCGCTGATCACGCGGATGACGTCGCCGGCGACCAGGGCGGAAGCCAGGGCCGCATGGGTGAAGTTTCCGGCGATGCCCGCGGTGTTGGCCGAGATCGCCTTCGCCGCGCTGGTCCTGGCGGTGTCGATAAAGCCGGACTTGTTTCCGTTCTTGTCGTAGAGCTTCGCCGTGAAGGTGTAGGCGCTGATGTCGCTTACCTTCGTTCCGCCGTACCAGACCTCGAAGGTGAGGTTCTTCGATCCGTTTCCGTTCTGGAACACCTGGCCGTTTGATGCGTTGACTCTGACGTCGTAGGGGTCGGAGACGTCGTAAACCTGGAAGTATGCCTGGTAGACGTTGTTGTCTGCGTCCTTGGCCTGGACCATGAAGAGGCCGATGTCGCTGACCGCGTCCTCGCGGATGACGATCGATTTGACGTCAGCCCAGGTGCCGTCTGCCGGGTTCGAAGCGGCTCCTCCTGCGGTGGTCTTGAAGGTGATCTTCCCTCCGGTGACCAGGGCATGGTTGGCGTCCAGCTGATTCGCCGCGGCGTAGGGGCTCTCGAACCATTTGTATGTGACGCCGGTGTTGTCGACGCCTCCGACGCGCATCAGGTCGGCCGCGATCTCGGCGGTGTTCTTCGATCCCGACGGAGCGTTCTCGATGACCATCTGGCCGCGCGGCTGGACGTAGACCGCGTTCGATCCCGCCTTCACGACGTTCAGGGTGATCATCGCGTTGACGTGGGTTACGAGGCCGGTGACCGGGTCCGTGTAGTCGCCTTCGAAGTAGACCGAGTATGCGGGGTTCGCTGGGTCGATGTTGGTGGATTTGTTGATCGTGGAGACGTTCGTCGCCAGCTCGCTTCCGCCGAGGGTCGTTCCCCACTTCCTGTTCGCAAGGTTCCCGACCACGTTCACGCCCTTGACGTAGACGTAGGCGGTCAGAACGTTCGCCGCGCTCGCCCAGTCCGGGTTGTACGAGGTCGTTGCCTCATCTTTCGTGTAAACCTGGGACAAGCCCTTGGACGCCGCGATGAAAGCGGTAACCGGCGCCGCGTCGTTGTGATCGTAGAGGGTGATCTGCCCAGTCGCTACAATGCCCATAGATTCCTCCTATTCGGAAATTTCCAGGGTGTATGTGGCCCTGGCGTATATCGAGTCCGTCGTCACTTCGACGGTCCGGTATCCGGTCTGATGGTTGGCATTCCACACCGCGTCTTCGCTGGTGGGGAAAAATGATTTTCTGGTCCATTTGAAGGCCGAGTCGGGGAGGTCGTTCGTTACCTCCACTCCGTTCCTGAAAGCTCGACCGATGAGGGTTGTTGTGGCGCTTTGGCCTGGTCGGAACTTGTCGCCGTTGGTGCTTTCGACGACGGCCGTCATGTTGGCTCGGATGCACCAGACCCAGTCGCCTGGGATGAACTCTCCGGCGTCCCTGTTGGTGGCGGCCTGGTACATGATCCCGTTGGAGATCCAGAGGTCGCCGGCGCGGTACGGGCCTACGGGCTGTTCGAAGAAGACCCGGGATGTCGATGCCACGATCGTCGAAACTGTCCCGGAGGAGAGGTTTTCCCTGGCGGTGTAGTAATTCCTGAACCGAAGCTCTACCTCGGTTCGGTCGATCGGCGTGGCGGCCGTCATGTCCACGAGGATCCCGCCGGCGCCATTGAGGAGGTTGTTTAGCGCCTGGTACGCGGCCTCGTAGTAGGTGATCTCCTGGCTCTGCGAACTCAAGCCGGTGTCGAGGGCTCGCTGGCGGACGATCGGGTATTCTGTCTCGATCTCCGCCCACTTCTGCCGGAGGATTTTTTTGTCGGAGACGTCGGCGATCCCGTCGGCCACTATCTCCTCGAGGAAAGAATCAAGGTCGGCTCGCGCTGAATGCGCCTCGACCCTGGTCCTTTCCAGCTGGGTGGTGATGGTTTCTATTCCGGCGTTTTTCAGCTCTCCGAGGATCTCGACGTTCCCGAGGAATGTCTTGTCCCCTTCGACCTGTTCCAGTATCTCGGCCATTGGTCCTCCGGTCCTAACGTTCGGACTTTCTGCCAATGAGGGCGCCGGCGTCACCGCCGATCACTCGCATTGCTTCAGAAACTCCGCTAACCGGGGCGCCCGCCAGCATCCCAAGGCCGCGACCCACTTTCTCAAGTGCGGGGCCGATGTCGTCGTCCCCGGAAAGAGAATAGAGCCCGTCCATGAATTGAGCAATACCGGGGATGCCGCTGTCCGCGTACCTCGTCGATTTTTCTCCGGTGATCGCCCGCTTCATTATCCTGGTCACTTCCTCTCCCAAGAACGGGATGCTGTCGGTCGCCTGGGTGATCGCCCAGAACGCGTATCGCTTTGCCTTCTCCTCGTCGGGCTCGTCGTCCTTCGGCGGCCGGGAGATCATCGCCTGTAGGAGCGTCCCTGAAATGACGTATGCGACCGCTATGCCGATCGCCTGCTGGAGCTGGTGGGCCTTCACCGCGGCCGGGATGTCGTACCGTATGTTTTGGTAGACAACATTAAGCGCTTGCGTGAATTGGAGGATCGCTTGCCTGTACGGATCCTTGTTCCGGTACGCCGGCGCCAGGTCGACACTTCGGCTCGCTGGCTGGGTCATGAGGATGATGTCGTCGGCCTTCTCCATTGCCTTCTGGTGGTCGCCGTCGAACTCCTCGAGCGCCTTGTTGTAGATCGCCCTCCATCCGATCGCTACGCTCGAACGGTCGGCCCACTCGAGCCCCTTCATTCCCATTTCCTGGACGTTCTTCGTGAACTGCCCGAGCTTGGTCTTCGCGTCGGCGTGCTTGATGGCCTCGGCAACGATCGAGAAGGACCGGTTCTTGAGGACCGTGGAGAGGCTTTCTGTTTCGGCGACGTACTTGATCGGGTTGGTGATCATCTTGGCCGCCTCGACGAAAAGCCCAGGGCCGGCGTAGGGGAGGGCGGGCCAGGGGCTCGTGACGAGCTGTTTCATCACGGAGCTGACCCGGTATCCCAGGTACGCGGCGCCAAGGTTCCCGCGGAGCATCTGCAGGGCTTCGTCATGCCACTTCCTGTTGGATGCCTCGGTCGGGTTCTTCACCTCCGTGAGGTATTCCTTCAGGTACTCCGCGCCCTTCGCGCCGAAGGTGTTCTTTACCTTCTCGAGGACCGCCCTGTCGAGGTAGACCGCATCCAGCTCGCGCCCGTACTTGGCGAAGGCCATATAATGCTCTTGGCCCTCGATGCTCTTGAGCCAGGTTCCCAGGAGGTCCATCTGCGTCTCTCCCTGGTTCCACGGCGAGATTCCGATTCGCTCTTTGGTGAATCCGTTCTTCGGCGGCCTGCGGAGGCCGGACACGCGGTCGAGCGCATCGCCGGCGATCTGAACGTCCACCGGCTGGTCGGTGACGCCCTTTCGGAGAATCGGGAAGTAATGCTCAACCTGGACCATCTCCTTGTTCTCGACGTCGGCCACCACTTCCGCGAGTCGCTGGCCGGCCGCCTGGCTGTCCTTCTCGAAAACGTCATCGAGGAGCGCCCAGTCGGACTCGTCGAGCTTCTCGTTGATCGCCTGGATCAGGGCCGCGAACTTGACGCCGGCCTTCTCCTCCATCTCCTGGTATGCGAACTCCTTTCCTTCCTCGCTCTGCCGCGCGATCTCGCGGTAGTGCTTTTTCTCATCCTCTGAGAAAAAATTCCCGTAGAGGAGCGCCTGGCGGCTATACTCGTCCCTGAATCCCAGGGCCAGCGCCATGAGGTCGCTTTTCCGTAGGACCGCGTCGGTGTCGTTCTTCCCAGCCTGGGGGATGGTGATGATCTCCTCGTACCAGTCCTTCGGGTTGTGGCCCGTCGCGGCGATCGCGTCCAGGATGGCTTTCTGCCGGGCGGTCCTGTTGTCCGTCTCCTCCCGGTAGTGGCGGTTCATCTCGTGCCAGGCAAATTCCACGTTCTGCCCGTCGACGCCGCCGTCCATGTCGCGGAGGAAGCGGCGGGCGTTCTTGAACGCGTACTCGAACGAGTAGACCTTGTCCTTCGCTATGTCGAGGAGGGTCTTGGTCGTGTCCGGGCCTTCGGCGTCCTTGTAGTTGCGGTTCGCCATGAGCGCTTCTTCGACCGACGCTCTCAATGCCTCGGCCGCCTGCTGGCGCTCGTATTCGATCTGGATCTGCGCCTCGCGGCCGATCTTCCGCAGGGTGGTGACCTTCTGGTGCGCCTCCTCCCACATGGAGAGCGGGATCTCGCGCCGGCTCATCGAGGTGAACTTGGCGAGCCAGTCAGAGCTCACGATCTTCGCCACGGCCGGATCCTTGGTCGCGTTCCTGATGATGCCCTGGATCCTCTGGTTCTGGGCGTCGGCCAGGGCTACGTCATCGCCGGCCGCGATCGCCTCGCGCTCGTCCGCGGAAACCTTGCTGTCGTACTTGTGCTGGATGACCGCCTGGATCGCCGAGATCGCCTTCTTGTATTCGACGTTCGCGGACTCCGCGGGCTCCTTGAGGGTCTGCTCGATGATCTTCTTCCGGTATGCCCGAAGCTCCGTGATCGCCTTCTTCTCGGCGGCGCGGGCGCGGTACTCGTCCTGGAGCTTGGTGCGCTCCTCGAGCCTGGCGAGGTAGGTCTGCAGATCCTGGCTCGTCCGGTATCCTTCGGCCGCGGCCAGTTTCGGCTGAAGCTCGCGCATCTTCGCGGCGGCTTCGGACCTGGCCTTTATGGTCCTGGCGTCGGGGTTCCTGCCGGCGGCGTGTTCGCGGTCGATCAGCTCCTGCGCTCTGTCCTGGCGCCGCTTCGCTTCCTCGTACTGGCGGTTTATCTCCATCCAGTCTCGGGCGTCCACGAGCTTCTGCCGGATCTTCTCGCGCCGGGCTTCGAGTTGCTTCCGCTGGTTCTCCGTCGCCGCGGGGACGGTGCCGTGTTCGTCCAGGTGCGTGGTGATTCTCTTGAGCGTCCGGTTGATCTGGTCCTCGGTCTTTTTCAGGGCCATCCTCTGCTCGGCGATCGTCCTGGTGTTCGCGTCGAGCGATGCCTCCTGCTCCTTTATCTCGGACTCGAGCGCCTGGATCCTCGTCTTGGCGGCCTTCCGCTCGTTCTCGACCTTGACCACGTATTCCTTCGTGGCGTCGTCCAGGTTGATCTTTCCGCTCCTGATGGCGAGGGACATCTCCTTGTCGCGGACCTTCTCGGCCAGCTCGCGCTTCTGGGAGATGCTCATCGTGGAGTCGATCGCGGGATCCTGGATGTCGGCGTACTTCTCCTTCGTAGCGCCGGCGGCGATCTTGCCGAGCCCTTCGTCTCCCATGAGCTTGGCGTAAATCGCGGCGTATTCCTCGGGGTTCTTGGCGATGATGCCGTAGACCGATCCGATGAACGCCTGGGACGGGACTCTGTTCTTCGCGCCGACAGCGAGCGCCGCGGCCGTTACCGGGCCGGCGATTTGCTTCCTGATCGCGTAGGCTTCGTCGCGCGCCGCAGACCACTCCTCGACCTCATACTTATCGGCCCAGGGGCCTGGCTTGGAGTCTTCGACCTGGATCACTTGTTCGTAAATCGCCCGCATGAACTCGCGCAGTCCCTTGAACTCGCCTTTCTTCAGGCTGGTGAGCCAGCCCTCGAGCGATACCGGCGCTTCCTTCTCCGGGGAGGTGAGCGCGTCGTACTGCTCGCGGTACCAGGCGAGCTTCTTGTCCGTCGGGAGGTCGGGGATTCCCCAGGATCCCTGGTCGATGAACGGCGCCTCGAAGAACTCCACGATCTCGTCGAAGCTCTGGCCCTGGGCGATGGATTGCTTCATCTCCTCGATGTAGTGGGGGCTCTGCGGCGCCTCGCCCTGGTAGAGCGTCCTGCGCTTGATGCTGATCGCGTCGTCGTCGAACATGACGTAATTCCAGCCCTTCTCGCCGCTCCCGCCAGTGAGGAAAGCGACCGGGTACTGGATCCCGTCGAATCCGGCCTGGTAGAGCATATCGGAGGCGACCCTTGGTCCGTTTTCTTCGTCGAGCCTATTGCCGTGTCGGTCTTCCCACGACCAGTCTTCGAATGCATCAGCCAAGTATTTGTAAAGTCCTCCGCCTGTGTTGTTGCCTTCTTCGTCCTCCATATGGACCAGGATCGATGCGATGTCTGCCCAGGATTCAGCCATTTCGGGCAATCCTTCGGCTTCCATTTCTTTGATTTTCCCGTCGAAGAAACGCTTGAGCGCGACCTTCTGGTCGTCGTAGAGCGGCTTGTCCCAGCGTATGAGCGTGTTCTGGAGCGGCCCGTCCTTGTCGATGGATGACCTTATCGTCTCGTGCAGAAGGCTGGTGACTTCGGCTCTTTCCAGGTACCTCTTGAGCGCTTTCTCGTTCCCGTTGAACATATGCTCTTTGAGGTATTTATAAAGTCCCTCTCCGGTGTTCCCGTATTCGTCGTATTCCTCGAGAATGTTATCTTCGAGGTTTTCTATGAATCCGCCCATGAATTGCGGGACGTTCCGCTCTTCCTCATCGGCCATTTCATCTGCCCAGTAGTCGTAAACGTCTCCCGCGCCAAGCTCGCGCTCGAAGTCTTCCCTGGTCCATTTTTTTTTCATCCAGGTCAGGTACTCTTTGCGGAGCTTCTCGATGTCGGTTTCCTGGACTGGATCTCTCCAACCTTTCGGCTCAAGGACTGGCCCTTCCCCAGGGTTCTCCCCGCGGAGCGCCAGCTCGGCGTTGTACATGAACCGGCCGCCAACGAGGGCGACGGCTCCTTCGCTGGCCGCTTCCTCGATCATATCTCCGAGGGCCTCGGCGTAGGCGAGCCTGGTCTTCGCCTCCGGGTCAAACTCGGCATCGTACCTGTACTTCTCGAGCGTGTCTTCAATCGCCTTTTTTACCGCGGGGAGGATCATGTCGCTTTGTTTCTCGCGTTTCGCTACAAAATCGGGGCGGTCCTCATTAAAGTCTGCCTCGTCTGACGTAAGCATCGGGACGTCAAGGCCAAGCTCGGAGATCCTGCGGCGGACCGCCTTGTTCAGCTCCTCGGTGGCTTCTTGAGCCAGGGGGATGTTCTTCCCGGTGAACGTGCCACTTTCCAATCCTGCGACGTCCTCTAGGGTTTCTGCAGTGGATCGGACGCTCCTTTTGTCTGAAGACGTATCTCCCAGCGTCGTGCGGAGGTATCCCGTGGATCCGAGCCTATCAGCGTACTGGGTCTTGGCGACCTTCTGGCTCTCGGTGAAGTAGAGACCCCATCCGTATGCCTGGGCCTGCTCTCCGGTCCCGATCCACGCGGAGTCGAACCTCCCGAAGCCGGCGCCGCTCCCGTGGTAGACGTTCTTTCCCTGGGAGAGGATGTCGTTCGGCCGGAGGTGGCGCTTGATGACCACGCGCTTCTTGGTTATATTTTGCCCTGCCGCTTCCGGGGGCCGAGGCCCGCTCCCGGCTTGTGGGTCGGACGGGGCTATCGTCGGCGACCCGAGCGGCATCCTTCCCCTTGCCTTTTCCGATTCCGGCAAGAACGCAGTCACCAGCCACGGCTTCCTCTGTCCATCCTGATCCAATTCAATGATCGCCCGGTATCCGTTCCAGGTGATCCATCTCCTCGTCGGCTTGCTGTTTCGGCCGTAGTCGGGGCCGAGGAGTCCTTTCGTGAGGATGTTCTCGAGGTTCGCTATGACGCTGTCCGTGTCCTCGTGGGCGATGAGGATGTGCGCGAGCCCATATCCGTCGTGGTAGTCGTTCTCCGGGCGCCCCGTGTATCCCCAGTGAATCGTGAGCGGGCCGATGTAGGGGATGTTGATCGCGTTGTCGAAAATCCCGTATTTGTCCTTGAGTGCGGCCTGTAGCACATCGCCGAACCGGAACTTCGCGTCGTGCCTGTCCTGGTGCCAGGATTCGTACTGCTTGGACTTCGGGTCGGGCGTTCCCTGGAACAGGTACTGGCCGAGCCCGACGCTCTCGAGCATGGCGTCGGTGACAGGTAGGGCGTGGACGGTGGCCTCCGGGGCCTTCTGCACCTTGGTGTATGTCCCGTCCTGCCCTCTGACGAATACCGTCTCCTTTCTTCCCGCAAGCGGGACGCTTGCGTCCTGGACCTGGGCGCCCCACTTCTTGCCGTACTTGTTGGCGAAGTCGACGAGCATCTTGTCGTAGAATCCTTTCATGCCCTCGCCGCCGACCTTCAGCTCCTGGCCGTGAAGGGAGCGGACTCCGAACGAATCAGGCTCGCTGGCGACGAGCTTTTCGGCCGCCTCTTTCCCGATGATATTTTCCAGCTCGCTTTCGCTCGCCATCTCGTCGAGGACTAGCTCTCCGTCGAGGTCAAAGGCTCGAAGGTTCTTGTCCTGTCCGTACTGGATCGAGGCTATCTGCTTCGAGAGGTCGTACCGCTCCGCCTGCTGTTCTCCGGTCGTCCAGGCTACGGCGTCGTATCCGCCGTCGGCGGCCATGCGTAGGATCCTCTTAAAGACGAACTCGTGCCAGGTCTTGGCGAACGGGGCGGACGGGACTCCCTTATTCGGGGCGATCCTCTTGGGCTCGTTCCCTATCCTCCTCAATGCCTCATCCATCGCCTGGCGCTCGGTCATCGCCGGGTCGAGGACGTTGGTGATGAACTTCCCATCCTTGGTGCTGATCTCCCAGTAGGCGTCGTCTTTCTTCGTTGCCCGGAGGTCTTCCGGGTTTATTACCGTGTCGTCCTGGTATCCGTCCCTCCGCCCTTCTTGGTGCCAGTCGGACTGGATCTCCTCGACGAACAGGACGCGCTTACCGTCGGCCGTGGTGCGGTCGTCGAGCCTGGTGTGGGCGAGGACGTTGGGCTCGTCCCAGTGGCTGGAGCTGTAATATTTGCCGGCGATGTTGTCCCTGGTGATCCCTGGGCTGGAAACGATCGCGCCTTTCCCGTATTCCTTCTCGATAGCGGCGAGTCGTTCCTCCTTCGTCTTGAACGTGACCCACTGTCTCGTCTTCCCGTCGATTTCCTGCTTCAGCCTCGGGAGCGCGAGCCCCGCCGCCGTGCGCGGGTCGCGGTAGATTCCGCTCGGGTAGGTGTCGACCACCTCGCCGTTTCGCAGGATCGCGGTGACTCCGTTCTGGTCCTGGCCTATCTCCCATTTGGCCGTCTCGCCCTTGGTGAGCATCTGGTATTCGAACTCCGGGGGGAGCGTGAACAGAATCTCGCGGTAATTCTCGCCGCCGGGGATGGTGTACTTCGAGTACTTCGGGTACTGGACCTTGGCCGGGTCGGCTATGACGCGCTCGTTGTTGCTTCTCTCGACCTCCTGGATCTGGAGCTTGTTCGCCGCGAGGAAGTCCTTCACCTCCTGGGGCGTCTTCTTCTCGTCGGTGTCGAGGAAGTCATCGAGGCCGGTCCACTTGATCTCGTCCGCCTTCACGCCGGCGGCCTGGATGGTCTTGAGGATCTGGCGGCCGGGCATGGCGCCCTTGAGCTTCTCCTCGATCACGTCCTCGGTCTTGTAGCGCCAGACGGGGGCGTCGGGGGAGAAGTGGGCTCGCTCGAGGCCCTTCTTGTCCTTCTCGCCCTGGTAGAGGATCCGCGAGTCCTTCGGGTTCCAGGTGCCGCGGTTGTTCGTGGACTTGATCTGCTCGGGATAGAACGCGATCCATGAGTCTCGGGCTTCCGGGTACTTCCTCTTGAACGTCTGGTCGGATGCCAAATTTCGAAGGGTCATCGTCATTTTTGGGCCGTCACCTCGACCTTCCACTCGGTTGAGGTAGACGATCCCATCGTATCCGGCATTCACGATGGCTTGCTTGATCGCTTCGCTTGCTGATGCCTCTTTGTCGTTAATGATGACTGATACCAGCTCTGCGTATTTCGCTTCGTCTATGACTCCGGCTTTAAGGAGTTGCTTCACGAGACTTCCCGATGTCCATCCGTCGTACTTGTCCGTAAGGCGCAGAGGGTTCTTGATGCTAAGATAAACCGGATATGTTCGATAAGGTGCGGCGGGTTCGAGCCCTTCAGACCTATCATCTAGTCCAATCGCTTCTTCTGCCTGTCCGATCGTTCCAAAATGGGCGCCGAGTTGAGATAAAACGCTGAACTCGCCGAAGGTTTGAGAATTGTCATCGTTGTATTTTTTTTTCGTGGAGTGGAACATCGCCATCGGCTTTCCGCTCTCGTCTCGGGCCTTGGACTCTCCGAACCAGCGGCGGAACTCCGGGGCCTGGGTCTTGTCCGGGTTCGCCTTCCATGTCTTGTCCATGACCCAGCCGGCCGCCTTCTTCGCCCAGCCCGTGGCCTGCTTCACGTCCTCCGGGGAGTATCCTTCGCCCTCCATCTCCTTCGCTCGCGCGAGCCTCGTGGTCGCGTCCTGGCGGTACTTCTGGACCTCTCCCTGGAAAAGATCGAGATCGAGCGCGTTGGGCGTAGAAGTATTCTTTTCAGGACGGCCAATATCCCCAGAAAGCGCTGGCGCTTTTGCGTCCGCCGTGGTAGGTGCGTCCGTTTTCACCTCCGCGACGTTCTGCGCGGTTTCTTGCCTGTATCCGCTGAGAGCTTCTTCGGGGATCCCGGCGTTGTATTCCTGGGTATCCTGGTCGCCGAGGAGCTTGTCGAAGTAGCTCTCGATCTCCGGTGAAAGGTTGACGCGGGCCTTCTTCAGTCCGTTGTAGAGGTCGACGACGAACTGGGCGAGCTTCGCGAGGATTCCCTCTTTTCCCTCGGGCGCTTTCTTGAACGCCAGGTAATCTTCGAGCGCATAGGCGACCGCTTCGTAATAGCTCCGGTTTTCGTACTTGTAGTCCTCCGTCCACCCTTTGAATTCCGCGTCCCAGTTTCCGTCCTGGATCCCGAACGCGTTCTCCATCTCCGTGAGGAATGCCGCGACCTTCTCGTTCTGCCGGTTGGCTTGAGCAAACCAGACGACCGCGTGGGTCATCTCGTGCATGAGGGTGCTGGGGTTGGCTTTCGGACCAAGCTCGATGACGGTTCGGATCCCGTTCTCGAACTTGGCCCGGTAGGATGCGCCGAAGGACTCGGCGCTGTCGGTTTCCATTCCGCCGACGATGAACGGGGCGAGGGACTGCTTCACCAGGTCGGTCGGGTCCATGCCGAAGCGCTGGGCGGCCTTCTGGAAGAAGTAGGTGCCGGCCTCGATGTCCTCGGTCTTCCATCCGGGGCGCTGGGCTTGGATCTCCTTGGTGACGCGCTCCATGCTCGCGGCCTCGTCGATGTCGGAGTACGGGCGGAACAGCTGAAGGCCAGCCTCGGCGCCGCGGGGGTTCGTGCGGACGAGGTAGTCCTTGAGCGCCTGCTCTCCGGGCGTGGCCGGTTCCCACTGGATGTCCCAGCCGGCGTATTCCTGCGCGACCTTCCTGATCGTCGCCCTGGCGATCGCCGGATCCTCGATGTTGTCCATGCCGAGGATCGTTACGGTTCCGGGGTTCTCTCCTTCTCCGGGCTCGATGTCGTAGGTGACGGCGTTGAGGAGCTTCCCTTGGGCGTCGCCGGCCTTCATGGTGTAGCGCTCGCCTTCGACCTGGGCGACCTCTTGGAACCTGGTTCCCGCGGGGAGAGTCTGGGCGGTCAGGTTCTCGAACTTCTCCGTCTGGGCTCCGGTAAGCGGTCCCGCCTGCTGGGGCGCCTTTACGGTGGTCTTGGCTTCGACCGTGGCGTTCTTGACCTCCTGCTTCCCGTTCACGAACAGGCGCATGGCGCCGGGGATGAAGGAGAGTCCGGCGGTCCCGAGGAATGCTCCGACGTAGGTGTCTACCAGGCGCTTGCCGATCTCGCGCGCGGCGGCCGGGGCGAGGGTGGTCCCGTCCAGGTCGTTGGTCATCTTCTTCGCCTGCTCCTCGGCGATCACGGCCGCGGCTTCCTGTGCCGCCTCCTGGAGCGCGTTCGAGTTGATGTCTGCCAGCGCTGGTCCGGCGCGGCCTACGGTGTCGGATATGAACTGGAGAAAGTGCCGGTTGAAGATGCCCTGCGTGGTGACCTTCTCGGCGGTGTCCTTGGCCATGTCCTTGGCCTTGGTCGTGATGGCTCTCTTGGCCGCATCGGTGAGGTCGGGGATGCCCTTGAAGAAGGTATCAAACTCGATCGCCTCGAGGACTCCCGCGGTGGTTGCGTATGCGTTCGCCCACTGCCAGGCGACCTTCGGGTTGAGCTTCTGCCCGGTCTGGGGGTCGGTGTAGGTGAGCATCTGGTAAAACTGGGCGCCGCGCTCCATGTCCCTTGAACTCAGCGCGGTTCCAATCATGCCGCCGAGCCTGGCTCCTGCTGTGGTAGTCGCCGCGGTTCCTGCGATCGTCGCTCCGATGGCGGTAATCCCGAGAAGCGGGATGCTGACACCGGGAAGCATCGCGGCCGCTATCGTCGGGAGGATTGCTCCTACCGCCCCGCCGACGAGCCGGCCGGCCATGTTGTCGTCCATCCCGCTGATCATGCTGGGGACGAACTCGAGCGTCCGCTTCAAAACCTCGACGGGGAGGCTCCGCTTTACGTCGTCAGCGAGCGGCATGGCGACCTGGTACTGCTGGATCTGTTGCCAGAGCGGGTCGGACTCGTAGTCGTAGTTTGGGCCTTTCTTCCAGAGCTCGTTCGCGGCCTTGGATATGCTCGTCCCGATGACCGCGGCCTTCCAGGTGGTGCCGAGTGCCTGGAGCCAGTCGTTCGGTTGCATCGATCGCCGATAAAGCTCCTGGGTTATGGACTCATAGTTGTCGTATGCCTGCTCGACGGGGATCCCGTACATCTGGCTGGCGAGGTACGCGGCCTTGAGCCGGCTCTCCGTCTGCAGGGGATCGTCGGAGGCTTTGATCTGGGCGCGGTAGGTATCGGTGACGCTCTTGGGGATTGCCAGCTCGGGCGGCGCTCCTGGGTACAGGGGCTCCATTGCGAAGGCGTCGCCTTCCTTCTGTGCCTGCGCGAAAATGCCGCCGAGGTAATCGGTGGCGCTGGGAGCTTTCTGGGTGAGCTTCTTCCTGATGTCTTCTTCGGTCCAGGGCATTTTCCCTCCGTTACCACAGGCCAGGATATACACTATTGGGGACTACGAATCCGGGATCTCCGGGCTTCTTAGGCTGTTCCGCGGGGGCCGTCGTCCGCTTCTTTACCGAGTCGTAGGTGTAGGGTTTTTCCGTCGGGTATGCTGACTGCCATTCCTGGTTGTACAGCGCGAGGTCGTATCCGCCGCCGTCCTTGAGAAGGACGCGCATCATTATGTGGGCTTGGACGTCTCCGCGGCTCTCGTCCACGTTCCCGAGGAAGAACTGGACCGTCTGGACGTTCTCGGTCTTCGATGGAACCTTGAGGGAGCGGAAAAGCTCGTCAGCCTTCTTCCCGGCTTGGCTCCGGTCGATCGTGACCCATCGCTGTCCGTCGGCGCCCCAGTATTCGATGGCGTTGCCCGTTGGGCCTATCACGACCTTGCTTCCGTTCGGGATGATCTTTATGGCTTCGCGGAACTTGCCGGCGAACTGATCCATTTCGTCCAGGACGGCCGGGTGCATGGGCTTCGGGAGTCCGTCCTGGGTTCTTCCCATGTACTGGGATCCCTTGCCTTCCGAGACCCAGGCCACAAAATCCTCGGCGTTCGTCCTCTTGGAGAGGGTGAGGTCCATCCCTGCCTTGAAGTTGAATCCGATGGTCTTCGCCGTGATGCCCGATTGGACCAGGGAAACGAACTTCCCGCCGTCCATCGCCGGGTTGAGGTCCGCCTGGCGATATGCCCAGTCCTTGAGGTTTTGCTTGAAGGTGGTGTCGAGCGACTTCCCGCGTAGCTGGTTCTTTTCGTAGTCTGCAATCGTCTCATCGACCAGCTTGTGCCTCGGGTTGTCGACCTTCTTCTCTGTCAGGTATCCGCGGTACTTCTCGACCTCGGCGGTGTGGCCGGAAATGAACGGCGTCATCTCGTTCACGACCCTGTTCCATTCCGCCTCTCCGTTTTTTGCCAGGTCGATCGTGAAGGACTGCCCTTTCTTCACGTAGGTCCACTTCGTGTTCCTGGTGTCGCCGCCCTTTATTCTCTGAAGGATCAGGGCTCCGGCTTCGAGGTAATCGAGCGAAATGAGCTTGTCTGCCTCGCTCGGGTCGTTCCCTTTGGATCCGGTGGCGCTCCGTAGGTATTTGTCCGCGGACATCTTCATGTCGATGGAGAGCGATTCGTTGTTCCAGATCTTGTCGAAGGTCAGGATCGGGAGCCCCTTCATGTCTTCGCCGTTCGCCATGCGCATGGTGTTCCCGAGGAGGACGTAGAACTCATCCTGGTCCTTCTGGACCCTGAACCTTTGGGCGGTGTCGCCGATCGTGGTAATCCGGCGACTGTAGTACGCCTTCTCCTCCTCCTTTACTACTGCAGGGGCCTCGTTGATCAGCTTGGTGGACAGGCCCTGTTCCTCTCCGACGTCTTCGCCGCGGGCCTTGCGCTCGCTGACGGCTTCGGCTTTCCACATCTTCTGGCGCCAGGCTTCCGCATCGGCGTCTTCGGCCTTCTTCGTCGTCGCCGCCTTGATCTGCTCCGCGACCGAGACCCAGCTCTTGTATCCTTCGGGGTCGTCGACGCCCGCGAATGCCTTCTCTACCATCTCCTGGCTGATGCCGGGCTTGGTTGGGTCTTCCTTTCCCTCTCGGATGGCCGCGTAGCTGTTGGCGAGCGCCGCGGCGAGCTTCTTCTCGCGGGATCCCTGGTCCTTGATCGCGTCGAGCTGTTTCTTGGCCGCGGCCGTCCGGTCGATCACGCCGTCCCAGTACTGTAGCTCGTTCGCATCCAGACCGAGCGTCCTGGCGTACTCCGGGGTGAGGACCGGAGCGCCTTCGGGGAGCTTCTCTCCGGCGTTCTGCTTCTGAAGGTTGCGGAAAGCTTCGGACGCGCTCTTGTACCTTGCCAGGGCATCCTCGCCCTTCTGCTTTGCCAGCGTCTCGGCCTTCTTCACGTCGTCGGCCTGGTTCATCTGATTGGTCAGGTAGGTGGCCTGGCTCGATGTGATGGTCTTCTCGTTGACGGCTTTCGTGATGTCGTCGATCGAGAGCCCGGCGCCGGTGTCGCGGTAGGCGTCCGCCTGCTTCGCCAGGTTCCAGAACGCCTGGTCGTTGGTCTGGGCCTGCTTCTGCTTGGCGATGGAGGTATAAAGCTGGGTTGCTTCCTGCCTGAAGGCTCCCTGCCTCGTGGGGTCGATCTTGGCGATCGCCGCGGCGACCTCTGCTTCCTTGGGGAGATCTGCTTCGTTGTAGTTGAGCCCGGACGCGGCGCCGGCGAGCTTTCCGAAAAGGTCATAGACGACGTTCTCGTTGGTCGTGCTGGTGGTTTGGTTCTGCCGGTCGGCCCTCATCTTCTGGAGCCTGGCCCTCTCGTCCTTGAGGCCGGACAGCTCGTTCGCGGGGATCTTCCCGAATGAATCGAGCCATGTGTCGGTGAGGCTTCCTATGAGCGCTTCGTCCTCGGGGCTCGCCTTTCCGTCGGGGGAGTATGCCGCGCGGCGCAGGGCGGCCATCGCCTTTCCAGTCGTGGTGCGCTGGGTTTCGATCTCGTTGGTCTTGGCGATCTGTTCCTCGCTCTGGATCAGCCCGGTCCAGAACGACCGCCGGCTCGACGGGAGGTTGAGCTTATCGACCATCGCGGAGTTGAGCGCCAGCTTCCGTTCCTCCTCGGTGACGGCTTCGCCCTTGTTGATCTTGTGGAGGATGTCAAACGCTTTCCACAGGTCTGTCTCCGCGCTCGTGAACTCTGCGTCGACGATCTCCTTGTTCATGCCGAAGTACCAGGCTCTCAAGCCTTCCTTGTCTTTCTCCGGTAGCTTCGCCTCGTCGATGGCTTTAAGGGACATGATGGGTAGCTCGTTGCCGTTCTGGTCGAGGTTGGGCTTTCCCATCGCCTTGGCGTAGGTGTTGCTCTGCAGAACACCGAGGGCTGTTCTGGTCTTCGAGTACTCGAGCTGGATGTCTGCGTCGACCCGCTGTCGGACGCGATCGCGGATGGCGTCGCTGACGATGAAGGTATCCTTGTCCGTTTTGAACAACACCTGGTCATGGAGCGCGGATTCGGCGGCATCTTCACCGCCGGTTTTGAAAGCCTCCATACCCTTCTGGTAGAGCGCCTTCTCGAGAATCGGGGCGGACGCCTCGTTCATGAGGCTGGCGTACTCGGCCGCGGTGATGGCGTTGTGCTTAAGGAGGAACCCGTACTCGGTGGCGGCGATGTTGAACGCTTCCTCTGGCGCCCGGACCAGGGCCGCCTCCAGGACGCGAGTCCTGCGGTCTACCTTCTGGTTCTCGGACCACGCGGCGAGCTGGAGCTTGGCGACGTTCGTTCCCTGGTTCGGCAGCACTTTGCCCAGGTAGTTGGTCACCTCCTGTCGCGCGAGCGGGTTCTTGGCCTTGCCGGCCTGGCTCTGCAGATCCTGGGAGAACTTCTCCCACTTCGCCAGGTATCCCTCCGGGGTCGTCGCTCCGGGCGTTCCTGGGTCGGGGTCGGTGAGGAGGTTCTTCTGGAACTCCTCGATCTGGGCCGCAAGCGAGAGCTGGATCTTGGTGGCCTCGTTGTCGGCGTCCACCTTGTAGATCGTTTCGCCGAGGTTCTGGACGCTCTGCCCGAATCCGCCTATGGCCTGTGCTAGTGCTTTTCCGCTTGCGCTCATCTATCGGCTCCTGTTGCTGGCCGTGCCGGACCAGGTGTTGTATCCGAGCCCGTATGTCGAGCTGAATCCTTTGCTCCCGCCGCTGGCGCCTGATCCTCCAAACGCTCCCAGCCCGTAGAGACTGGTGGCCGCTCCGGCCGCCGCGCCGGCGACGCCGAAGAAGTCCGCCATGAACCAGCCGAGGTCGTACTTGTTGTCCTCGACGATGCTGTCCAGGTAGGAATCCTTCGCGGCCAGCTTCTGCAGATCGATCGCGGACGCGTCCTCTATTTCCTGGCGCTTGAGATTGTACAGCTCCATGAACGCGGATCCTTCGTTGTACTTGTCCCGAAGCTCGCGGGCCTGGGTGTTGGCCTCGGCAAGGCTCATCTGCCCGGCGCCGACGGCCAGCTCCTGGGAGGATGCGAGGGCGGCCTGGCTCTCGGCGATCTGCCGGCGCTGGTCCGCTCCCATGACCGTGGCGAGCGTGGTGTCCGCCCTGGCGCCCGAGGATCCCATCGCGGAGTTGAGCTGGCCCCTCTCCTGGGTCGTGTTGGCGACCAGGTCCATGTGCTTGGATTTGCCGGCGAGCTGGGAGAGGTACGTCTCCTGCATGGAGGTGGTGAACTGGTTTGTCGCCCCGCGCTGGGTGGCCGCGGCTTGGGCGAGGTCGTTCTCCTTGGATACCGCCAGCTCCTTCTCCATCTGCCCGAGCGCCTGGGTCTTGTTCTGCTCGAGGGCCTGGATGTCGAGGTTGTTCTGGGCGATCTGGTAGTTGGCTTCCTTCGTTGCCTCCTCGCGCTCATTCGCGCGGCCGAGGATCCCGGCGCCGGCGCTGGCGAGCGCCCCTACCACGAGTGCGGCTATCAAAAATCCCATGATCAGCCTCCGTTGTTGATGTCGAGCGCTATGGCGAGGATCGTTGCCGGGAGTGCCGTTTGCTCGATGACCAGGCATCCTTCCGTGTCCCAGGATCCTCCAATCTGGACGTCGACGTCGCCCGAATAAGGGCCTTCGATCTTCGCCGTGGAGAGGTCGCTGTCGTATCCGATCTTGAAGGCGTAGCTGTCCATGACCCTGACGGTCGCCCTCGGGATCTGCTTCTTCTTGAACGGGTTCTGGGCGCTGGGGAGCGTCTTGATCCGGGCGGTGTAAGCCCTTCCTACCAGGACCGTCGCCCCGTCGGGGACGGCATCAGGAACGGTCGCGGCGCCGGCGGTGATGGAAACCGGGTAGACGGTCCCGCCGTGGACGAGGGTCGCGGATCCGGCTATCCAGCTCAAGCCCGTTACCTTCCTGGCGGCCACCGTCTTCTCGGCGTACTCGTCCAGGTGCTTCCCATCGAACAGCTGGCCCATCTTCTGGAGGCTCCGGGCTCCACCACGATTGGTCGAAGCATAGAGGGTATCGACCCCAGCCTCGGGGATCACGGCCACGCTTTCGATGGCGGCGCCCTCCATCCTCACGCGGTGAAACGCGGTTATCTGCTCCTGGGTTTCGAATACGCATCCCACCAGCTCTCCCGAATCCTGGGCGATCCAGACCGTCTTCGCTCCCGAGGAGGAGTACTCGATCTGTCGCGCTCCTGAGATCATGTGGTCGGCCGCCCGGTCGATCCTGTCCGCCTCGTAGCTCTGGCTCTCGTTCGTCAGGCCCTTGAAGACGTAGTTGTGCAGGCTTCTGCGGTCGGGGCCGGCGAAGACCGTACCGTTCATGAACAGGACCGGCTGGATCCTCGCGCTCCCGTTGGCGGTCTGCCTCTTGCATACGAAGGTGGCCGCGTTCGCTCCCGACGGGATGACGCGCTCTCCGCAGGACGTTCCCACGATCAGGTCGCTCCCGGACGCGAGCCAGAGAATCGCCTCGTTTATGTCGCTGGCGATGGTCTTCTTGAAGGCGCAGTCGGTGGTGATCACATCGCGCGTAGACGTGACGGTTTCGTACTCGGGGAGCTGGCGGTCGTACCAAGAGGAGTAAAGCGAATACGTGCCTGTTGCGCTGGCGCTTTTGTCTATCGTGATCGAGTCGGTTCCTATGCTTTCGATCCTCGTGATGGTGTCCGGGTAATCGTATGGTATTCCGGTCCCGAAGATGGTATCTCCGACCTTGAACTTGGCGATCTCCTCGGCCTCGATCCCGGTGATCTCCTTGCTGTCCAGGGTGATGGTCCCGGTGAACTGGTTCATGGGCTCGCGGAGCTGTTTCGTCGTGGAGCTGATGGTGTCCCAGTAGGTGAAGTTGCCGTAATCGAACGGCCGGCTTCTCCATATCGCCTGGGGCTCGTTGTCCGTGGCGGCGAGCCAGAGGCATCCGTCGTGGATCGCTATCGCCTTGGGGTAATTGCCGGCGCCCACGAATGGAACTTGCCCGGCGTTGCCCGTGATGGCGAGCCCGTGGAAATCGAAGGCGTCCGTGGCGGTCAGCTCGAGGACGTAGACGTCGACCACTCCCGAGGCGATCAGGAGCTTGTTCGCGTCCTGGGCGAACTGGAGCGAGTTTACATCCGTGTAAACCGTCGGGATCACCATCGGGGCTCCGTCTTTCTGGAGGAGGGCTCCGTTCTTCCATACGCGGATCTGGTTCGGGGTGAACTCGAGGAGGTAGGCGAGGGCTTCGCTGATGATGAAGGCGCGGAGCCTGGCCTGGGTGGCGCCGATGGTCCCTATCCACTTGAATCCTGGCCGGACGGTTACGCCGCCGGGGAAGAAGGGGACCGCGTTCGTCAGCTCGAGCGAGCCGCGCTGGTAGATGGCGAGGTCTGGCCGCCCTACGAACTTCCGCGAAAGCTCGCCGGCGGAGAAGTCGGTGAGGATCTTCATAGCTTCATTCCGGGGGTTCTGGTGAAAAGGCCGGGGAACCATTCGCTCCCGAGCTTGGCTCCCTGCTTCTTCTCTCGCGCGGTCTTCTGGAGGGCCTGCGCGATCATCTGGGATGCGGCCTGGGCGAATGCCACTTCGTTGGTATGGTCGCCGGTGATAGGGTACGCGAGGGCCGATGCGGTCTGGGTGCAGATGGCTTCCTCGAGCAGTGGATCCCAATGCTCGGGGTTGGCGTCGTCGGGAATGTAGGTCAGGATCGGGGCCTGGCTGTCGGTGTACAGGATCTTCCCTTCGATCTCCGCGTCGATCTCCTTCCCGTAGGCGTCCGTGATCTCGACCTGGTTGATGTAGTCGGTCGGGAGGTCGAAGGCGTAGAGGTATCCGCTCATGTTCTCGGCCGTGGACTCGGTGAGCTTCTTCCTGGTCTGGACGCACGTCCACGGGGCGACGCGGAGGATCTGCCGGCGGCTCTCCGGGTAGAACTGCTTAATGAGCCGCAGGAGCTTCTCGTCGCCCGTGGCGTTCTCGAGCGTTCCGTCCGAGGACTCGATCTCCTGGTCAAATACGTGATTCTTGAGGATGGCTCTGTTGATGACGTCGATCTCGGTCTTCGGCATGGATGCTCCTTGTGAAAGAAGGGGCCTTGCGGCCCCTCCCTGTTAGAACTCTTCCCAGTTGTCCCACTGGAAGTTGGCCGGGATCTTGGTCGGCCCCTCGAAGGTGATCTCCGAAGGCCGGCCGCCCTGGACCTTGGTGCGGTCCTCCCCGATGAACAGGGTGCCGTTCCAATAGCAGGTGACCTTGCACCTGAAGTGGCGCTTCTCCTTCTCGGGGACGTCGTGGTTGGCTTTGGCTCCGGCCATCGGTTAGCCCCTATTCCGCAGGGCCGCGGTCAGCTTCGCCGTGGTGAATCCGGTGGCCGTGACGACCTTGAGCCTGAAGTCTTCCTTCAGCCCGGACGGGATGGCGCCCTCGAAAACCTTCCCCTTCGCCAGGGCCGCGGCATCCTTCGCGGGGAGCGAGAGGACGTCCGTGGTATCGGTGGAGAAGTTGTCGCTGGAAGTCTGGAGGGTGATCGTCGCGGTGCCTTCGCCGACGGCGTCGACCGGGGACCAGATCTCGAGGATCAGCTGGGTAATGTCGCCGATCTTGGGAGCGGCCGTCCTCTGGACGTCGCTGTAGACCGTGCCGGCGGCGTGGATGTCAAGCTCGTCGGCCAGAACGTTGTTTACGTGGAAGGGCATGGTATCTCCTTGCCTTAAGCCGCGGGGCTCCTCGCGGAGCCCCTATTCTTAGACCGCCGGGACCAGGCTCTCGGTGGAGAGCATCTTGTCGATCTGGCGGAACCTGATCTCGCCGAAGGAGGTCATTTGGCGGCCCCACGGATCGTCCTTCGTGACGAGCTGGCGCTGGTTCGTCACCTGGGTGTAGGTGTCGAGGAGCGTCTTCACGTCGGCGTTCATGTACGCGACCACGGTGCCGCCGCCGCGCGCGAGCTTGTTCCTCGCGGCGATCAGCTTGACCATGATCTTGGCCGGGTCGGAGGTCAGCGGGTTGATGTTCGCAATCCTCTTGACCGCCTGGCCGTGGCGGACGGTGACGCCGAAGTGGGTCTTGTAGAAGGTGCGGTACATCGGGAGCGTCCCGAGGGTTCCGTCCTTCTTCATGACCGCGACGTCCTGCTTGCCCCTCCACTCCGCGGAAACGCCGAGTCCGCTGATGCCGCGGGGGTAGATCAGCTTGGCCTTGTCCTCGGACCACTTCACGAGGAGGATGGACGCGAAGTTGGAGCCCGACGTCTCGACGCCGAAGACGTTCTGATTGTCGATCTTCTCCGGCAGGCGGACGTAGAGGCCGTCGATGAACTCGAGGCCGTCCTCGCGCTTGGCGTACAGGAGGTCTTCGATCTGCGTCTCGCCTATGCCCTCGAGGAAGGCGCGGTCTTCGGAATCGATCAGGGCCTTCTTGTTGGGGCTGTGGTCGGCCATGTCCGCCTCGATGTCGGAGTAGGCTTCGATCATCTCGATGCCGTCCTCGATCTGACGGGTCTGGCTGGCCTCGGAAGCGATCGGCTGGCCGTAGATCCTGCGGGTGCCGTGGGGGAGGGTCACACGCTGGGTCGTGCGGTTGACGGTGCCGTCGGACGCTTCGCCGATCACGGCGTCGAGCAGAAGCTCGTTCGTCTGGGACAGGGCCTCGTAGATGAAGATGGTCTGCTTGTCGCCGAAACGCTTGGCGATCTCGAGCGGGGTGAGCTGGTCGTTGAGAGAAAGCTCGGCCATTTGCTTTGTTCCTTCGTTCTTGGCTTAGAGTCCAGGGCGCTCGATGCCGCCGGAGACCTTGCCGGATCCGCCTACGCTCCCTCGCGCGGCGCCGGAGTCCTCTTTGATCAGCGAGCCCAGGAACTGGAACACGCGGACGAATTCGACCGCGTTCCCGTATCCGAGCTTGTCTGCTTCTGCGAGTAGCTCCTGCTGGCGGGGGTAGATGGAAAGGCCGCGCTTCACTACCTCGACGTTCTGCTGGTAGTTGGCGCCCCATTCCTTCTGGAGGGCTTGCTCCGTGGCGACCTTGGCCTTCTGCCCGAGTCCCTGGTGCTGGGCGAGCGCATCCGCAGTGTACGCGTTGGCGTTCTTCCAGAGCTTCGCGGCCTGGTCTTTGTTGAGACCAAGCTCCAGGGCGAGCTTCTTGAATGCCTTAGTCTGGTCTTCGTCGACCTTGACCCTTTCGTCTGCCTCGAACTGGTATTCGTCTTCTTTTTCAGGGATTCCGAGCTTCTTGCGGAACTCGGCCACCTGTTCGGGACTGGCCTTATCGTCCGGGATGCTGACCATGCTTCCTATCTTGCTTTCCGCCGCCATCGCGCTCTTTACGAGGTCGTCCATCGATTTGAATTTCCCCGTGTAGGCGAGCACTGCCTGATCGGCTTTAAGCTCTTTGGAAAGGCCGGCCGCGAAACCGGGGAGCGTCAAGGTCTGCTGTTGGCTTTCCTGTCCTTCTCCGATGTGCCTGTCCTGGGCGCCTTCCTGCGACGCAGGAGCGGAGCCGCTACCGGGTTTGTCGGTGAGATTGGTGAGGAAGGATCCGGCGCCTTCCTTTCCCGCATCCGCGCCCTGGGTGGGGTTGCCTCTGTCGAGACCCGCGCCCTGGTCCGTCATTTCGGGCATCATCTGCCTCCTATTTGCCGTGGGTGAGCATGGTTCGGATCAGCTGGCTCACACCTTCGGCGTCGTCTAGCCCGATCCTTTTACGGATCAGGAAAGTCCCATAGTTTCGGATGGCGACCCTGTCCGGGGCCGTCGCTTCGGCGAAGAAGCCCAGGTCTTCGAGGATGCTGAATAGCACCTTCTGGCCTGCGACCGTGCCGAATACCTCGCGGTAAAGCTGGCGGAGCCTGCGCTCCTGTTCGGCTTCCTCCTGCCGGCGCTTCGTCTCGATCTCGGTCATACGAGCCCTCCGGTGCTGGCGGCCGGGCTACCTGGCTCCGGCGCCCTACCGAGCTTGTCGAGGTTCGAGATCATCATTTGCTGGGCCGCGGCCTGTTCCTGCTTCTGGGCGATCGCCTGCTGTTGCGCCAGGCGGTCCTGGCGGATCTTCGCCACGTCTTCCTTCTCGCGGATGACCGAGGCGGGGGCTCCGGCGTTCTCCAGTCCTTCCCTGGTGAGCTGGTCAAAGTCGATGTTGTCGAGGGCGTCCGGGTAGAGCTGGACGAGGGCTCCGGCGATGCCGAGAGCCTGGTTGGTTCCGTCGCTCTTGTAGTAGCGCTTGGAGATCTGGGAAAGCCGGCCCATGAACTCGACCTTCAACACCTGGCCGGCCTTTATCGCTTCTTTCACGACCTGGGGCGGCTCGGGGAGCTGGCCGCTCCGCATGAGCATCTGGAAGGATCGGCGGACTGCCGGCTGGAGTACCTGGTTCTCGTATCCGCCAACGGTCGGGCCGAGGACGGCGACGCGCTCGCCTGCCATCTCGATTACTTCCGTGGCGGTCTTGTTCCTGGCCTCCATCTGCTCGAGCATCTGGTAAATGCCGACGTTGAAGTGGGCGTCGATCGCGGCCTCGATCCTTTCCTCGTTGTCGACCGTGATCGGGTAATTCGCCCCGATCGGCAGGGGCTGGATCTGCTGTTCGCTTGCGGTCGTATAGATGTGGTGGCCGGGGACGACCTGGTCGCGGCCTTCGAGGGCTTCGGGGATAAGAAGGGGCGGGTCGGCGATGAGGTTGCCCAGGGCGATCCTGCTCCGGGTCATCTGGTTGGCGACGTAGCAGTCGTCGATCACGTCGAATCCGGGGCCGAATCCGTAGGCGTCGCCTGCGCTCCGCTCGTATCTCCAAACGAAATACGGGAACTCCCAGAAGCCGCCCACGTCGATGATGTGCTGGTTCTCGAGGTCGAGCCAAATAGAAACGAAGGGGAAGGACCGAATAATCGGACCTTTGGCGTATTCCAGGTAGCGCTCGTCCATCGGCATGGTGATGTGCTGGATGAGGACGTTGTCGAGCGGCCGGCTTTCGAAGTTTCTCTGCCAGGACTCGTGGAGCTTCTCTTTCCCGAACCGCTCAACGGCGGAGCGGTAGCTCATCCATTCCTCGTCCCTGGCGATGTCGATCTCGCCGAAGGAATTCTCCGCGAAGTAGCAGGCCCAGGGGTGCTTGCATCGGTACGCGATCCTGGCCTTGCTGGTGATTTCCTCGCTGTAGATCGCTCCGGTGCCGAGGTTGTGTCCGTCGGGGATCAGCTCGGCCAGCGCCTCGTAAAGCCCGGCGCGTGAGAAGTGGGCGGACAGGGTGCGGTGGCATTCCTCGAGCCAGTCCTGGACGCCGTACATCGCCATAAGCGCCTGGTCCTCGAACTGCAGGAGCATCCAATCGGATCGGCGGTCTGCCGTGTATCCTTGGAAACCGCGGGAGGCGATGCTGGACGCTCTCTTGGCCTTGGAGGAGTAGCGGTGGTCGGGCTTCTTGGATGCGTTCGGGTTCTTGGGGGCGTAGATGCGGCGCTTGGTGTAGTAAAGGTCCGTGATCTCGTCCCACACCGACTCGAACGGCTTCCTGCCCTGTTCCAGGGCGGTGCAGAGGCTGACCAATTCTTCAATGGGCTTATCGCTCATATGCCTGGCCTGCTAATCTTTTCCTCGTAGGGGATGTCCTTCTTCTTCTTCTTCGCCTGGATCTGGCGGAGAAGCTCTTCAAGGTCGCCGGACGGGTTGGTGATGCCTTCGTTCTTTGCCAGCTCGCGGATCGCTTCCTCGCGGGAGAAGGTCTTACCAGGGAGCCCTGTCTCGCCCTCGTAGTCGGCCTGGTCCTGGGTGGTGTAGGCGTCGTCTGCCTGCAGGAATCCCTCGATGTCGGAGGGCGCGTACTTCTTCCTGGGCTTTCCCAGGGACGAGAAGAACGTCGGCCTGTCGCCGGGGAGGTTGTTCTGTTCCTTGACTTCCATTGGTCCTCCAGTAAAAAGGTGGCCCGGCTTGGGCGGGAGCACTACTTCCCGCCCTCACGGGCCTGCATGGTTAAGGAGGTCGACTCAGGATGGCTGGCGTGCCCTCTTTTTCCCTTATAGCACCGGAATTTTTTTTGCACAAGGTACAAACGTTCGGACTATCTATCGGATTCCGTGCGTCAAAGGGTTGTAATTGACCTGGTAGTTGGCCGCCCGGTGCTTCTCCGGGGTCCGCAGGGCTCGCGGGTTGAGGACAAATTCGCTCATGACCGCGTACCTGGTTTCGTCGTAGGCGTGGTCCTCGAGGGCGGTGTTGATGTCCTCGGGGTTCCTGGGGTCTGCGGTGAGGTAGGGGACCGTCCGCATCCAATCCCGGCAGGAGTCCATGATCATGAGGTACGGCTTGCCGTCGGCGCCCGTGGCCTGGAGCATCTCGTGAATCTTCATGAGGCCGTTGATCCGGTCGTTGTTCGCCTTGATCATCTCGAAGCCCGCCGCCTCGAAGCTCTCGGCCACGCTGGGGGAGTCGTCGCTCTTGGACCAGCAGGCGGGGTCGGCTACCATCTTCTGGACGCCCTCGTTCACGCACATCGCCCAGGCTTTCGCGGCGACCTCTTTGGCGCCCATCTTGAGCCCTTCGTTGGGCTTGCCCGAGCATCCGTACCATTCCTTGTACCGGATCAGGCGGCCGTCCTCGTTGATCGCCCAGAAGCCGATCGAGAAGGGCTTCGAATATCCCCAGTCCATCGTGGCGAACCTGTACCAGCTCCGGTCGAGCGGCTGGGTTCTCATCATGTGCTTGCTGGCGGAATACTCGCTCATGACCTGGCCGACGACTACGTCCCAATCTCCGAAGCGCAGGGCCTTCACCAGGTGCGGTGAATCGGCCATCAGCCTGGTTTCGTATCCGGGGTCGTTCTGCATGAGGATCTGGTTGTCCTCGAGGCGGGACGGGATGAAGCATCGGGAGAGCGTCTTCTCGGGGTGCGTCGGGTCGGGGGCGTACTCGTAAACCTCGAAGGGCGCGGCCACGTCGATGAACCTGGCCTTGACCCAGATGTGGCCTGGCCGGCCGGGGTTTCCTGTCGCGCGGATCGTTGCCGGCGCTCCCTTGGCGCTTCGACAGCACTTGATCATGAACTCGTAGGGCTCGGGGTCTTCGAACTCGGTCAGCTCGTCAAAGCCTATCCACGGGTACTGGTGGCCGTTGTACTTGCCGATGTCGAGCTTGGATTCTAGGGCGCGGAAGCGGAGGGTGGCTTCTCCTGGATACCGGGCGTCGGGCGCCGGTATCTTCCACATCATCTGGTCGCCGCCTACGTACTTTGCGCCTTCGATCCTCGA